CTGCGTCGAACCCTCGCTGAATATGTTTCTTCAGCTCGGGTTTGGCGCTCACATAGAGAGAAGGTTAGAAAGATTCTTTGGAATCGATCTATCGACTCAGCCTAGTGTGAACAGGCGACTTGCGTGTCTTGGCTCTAGGGACGGTAGTCTTGCGACTATCGACCTTAGCTCTGCCTCCGACTCGTGTCGCTGAAATTGTGTGAGTTAGTGTTCCCAAAATGGGCTTTTGAGCTCATGTTGAGTTTACGTTCCCATGCAACTACGGTACGCCGTAAAGGAGAGAGAGATGTTAAGCACGCACTATATATGCTGTCAACAATGGGAAATGGATTTACGTTTCCCATCCAGACAGTCATATTCGCGTCGATTCTTCGAGCGGTCTCTCGGGTGTTTTTACCCGGGATTCAGGCACGGAGCCACCTTGCAGTTTTCGGCGACGATCTTATCTGCAGTAGAGAAATCTACAGGCAGGTCGATCGCTACCTACGACTGTTCGGTTTCCGACCTAATGCTCGAAAGACCTTTCACGAGGGAGGTTTCAGAGAGTCTTGCGGCACTGATTGGTTTTATGGCCAACCAGTTAGACCGGTTTTCATTAAGAAAATCCGATCTCTGCAAGACTACTTTGTCGCCATCAATCGGTTTAACGAGTGGTCATCCTACACTGGAATCCCTCTTAAAGGGACATGCTCGTATCTTCTCAACAGCATTGGGCGAAGGCATCGTGTCTTCGTCCCGTACTGCGAAGGTCTTGAGTCCGGAGTTAGGGTACCTTTCTCGCTCGTTGAGAAGTCTGACATTAGACACGACGGGAATGGAACGGTTGTTTACAACCGGTACCAAGCTCGACCATGGTCATATGTCATCAACGACTTGGGCATCGTTACCCAAGGAACCGGTCGCCGACCATTTGCGCTGGGTAAGAGTTACCTCGAACTCAGTGCTAAAGTTGGCAAGGGAGTTGATCGAGTCAAGGTGGGCAGAGATGCCTACAAGCTCGTCTACCCCCACCCCATTCATGTTGGAACTTCAGGGGACAGGTCCTGCAATGGGCCTGTGCACCCGGAAACAACAACTGAACAAGGTGGAGTAGTTACTGATCATTCGGTGAATCGTATTCGGCTTGAAAGGAATTTTAAGCCTAGTGCGACTAACCCGGATGGTCTGTATATCAGCTTCCTTCTTGGCGAGGTTAAGTCGATGCGTACCAGTATCAGGCATGATGCTGTTACGTATCACCGAAGGGAGGCTAAGATCCCATGGTGGGATTTTATGCCTCTTAGCCACACTAGCGAAGTGTGGTTTAATTGGCAGCAGTGGGAAACTGCTGTGTCCATTAATTTGGACAAGGCCCACTAGAAATAGTGGTTTCGCC